TGGTGTTACTAAAGAACCATTTTTCTCCAAGGTACAAATTAGCGGTGGTAATCTTGTAGAATCAGATGTTTCTGGAGATACTATAAATTTAAAAGGTGGTACAAATGTAAATCTCACCTATACCAGTAATAATGAAATAGAAATTAATGCTGGTTCTCTATACGACGCTAATTATTGGTCAACAATATACACCAATCATGGTACACCTAATAGAATACAAGCAAATACAAATGATGATACTTTTTCACTTTTAGGTGGAAACGGAATAACAACTACTTGCAGTGGTTCAACTATAACAATAAACTCTGCAAATTCTTATGGTACAGTAGAGATTGTTGGACAAAGTACAAATGAAATGGATTATACTCTTACTGCATCTAGCGGTTCAGATACTTTGACTATCCGTTCTGGTACTGGTATAAACATAACCTCTTCTACAAACAACGACATAGTAATAGAAGCAGTTGGAATATCTGTTCCAGCAAACAGAAGTGTTGGTAATAATCAACTATCTGAAATGCCTGCTTTTAGCATAAAAGCAGCACAAGAAAATGGTCAACCTATTGATGTGTATCAAACACAACAAGTAATTGATATTACATATCCTGTTTTGGCAGATTATTATGATGTCTACAACACTACAAACGGTGAAAGAGTTTTTAGAGATCCTATTTCTTTAGTAGAATATCCATGTATATTCAGCGAAGTTTTGGATCAAAGACTCAGTACGGGAACACCAGACGCAATTGCTGGTTATGTTTATGGTAGAGTTGTAGATGAGTTGGGTAATGTTTCCAACATAAAACCACTCAATAGACAAGAACTTAGGTTATTGTTGGGTGCTTCCGAAAGTGGATTTTTGGAAGAAAACAATAAACTATTCTCCGCTTGGAGTTTATATGATTATACCGATTTAATAAACAATACTTATTCTTCCACTGCTGAAGGTAAATCTGGTATATTAAAGTTTGTTGCTGGAGTCGGTATTCAATTAGAAAATGTAACTGCCGCTGGAAGTGATGCAATAAAAATAACAGCAGTAGGAACAAATGCTTCTTTTACTAGTGTTTTGAACACAACAACATCAGAAACTCTATATTCTTCTGTTGTCGGAGATGTTTTAAATATAAGCGAAAGAGATGCCGTTGGTGTAGACATAAGCAGTAACAATTATCTTGATTTTTACATCAAACCATCTTCTATAACAAATGATATGTTGGCTGGCATGGTTGAAAACTCTGTAAAAGTCAACACAGGTGGAACAAACGATTCTACTCCGATTGATCTTTATATCGACGAAAATCAAATACTCGGTAGAATGGAAGGAGAATTTATAAAGGCACTAGATGCTTCTGAAGTCAGAAGTATAATTGGTCTTAGCAGTTCTTCTTATTACAATTCGTTTACTTGCTACACCGGCAGTACAAATGTTGGTTCTGGAACCAGTTCTTATAATGAAAGATTGGTTTTTATAGGTGGAACTAATGTTTCACTATCGGTTCTACCAAACAAACGCATAGTAATAAATGCATTAACAGATCCCCACATGTACGGAGTCAGAACTATAGGATTTACAGATTCTGGACTAATTTACACACCAACTCATATACTTTTTGAAGAGTTGAGTTTAAATTCAAACAATGGAATATACAAAAACATAGACATAAGTTATTCTTATAATAACACAACTGGACCATTAACTACAATATTTGACTTAGGTGTTATGCCTCAAAGATCAATAAAAGTTGCTGGTACTTCTTTTGATAATCAAAGAGGTGGATATATTCCCAGCAATCTTGTTCTGCAACAAGGTCATGTTTTAGGTGTAACTTCTACAGGAACTTCAGTTTCTAGTATACCATTTTCTACAATAGTTCAAAATTCTGGAATAAATTATTTTAGTTCTGCAACAGTAGGAAACACAGTAGTTCCAGCAGTTGGTTCCAGTGTCTTGAGATTTGTTGGCGGAGGAGATACTTCAGTATTGTACCAAAATGGAAATATAGTAATATCTTCACTTTCCACTCTAGAAACAGATAATGCACCAACACTAGGTGGTGATCTTGAATTAAATTTAAATTATTTTAAACAAAATGGTAAAAAATCTTTATTTGTTTCTAATCATTTAAACACATCGTCAAATCATTATTTGTCTATTATAAATTCACCATCCACTGTAGAATTTTCAGTATCAAGAGACACATCTATTTTGTCTTCAATAGACATAAAATTGACTCCATATGGTAATGGATCTGTTATAACAAATAAAATAGCATCTGTATTGAGTAGTAATCTTGTGTTGAAGACATCAAAAATAGACGGTATAGTTTATATCGACTCCAATAATACCACACAAACTATTATGAGTTCGTTTGGAAACAAGCATTTATGTTTAGCACCAGGTCAATCAATATATGATGTAAAAATGGTTTTTAACAATGGCACTACAAGTAAAATAATTTCAAATAGAAGAATAAATGAAGATACTGCTATAATACATTCAAATTCTACTGGAAATTTAATTTTATGTGCAGGATATACTGGTTCTAGTATTTCATCGGGTTCTACCAATATTCAAATGAATTCTGATATTCTTATGCATTCTACAAAGAGTATAAAATCATCTGATAATGTTGTTAAGATCAACACTACAGACGATGGATACTTAAAACTTGTAGGAAATACGAAAGCAACTACTCACTCTGTTTTTTCCTTATCTTTTGATCCAAATGTTTCAAGAATAGTAGACAGTTTTAAACTTTCTACATTTGGTAATACTGTAAAATACTTGATAAAAGGACAAAATCCTTCAGACGCAAATGATGTTTTTGTTCTAGAGTTTAATGTGTTGATAAGTTCAACTGAAGAAATATCCGATATAATTTCACACATTTATTCTAGTAATGCCTCTTTGGATACTCAGAATCTAACGGTATCGTTGAGTTCTGATGGATCGGATGTGGAAGTCTCACTAAATACCATCAGTGATGTGTATAATTTAACAGTTTACAGAACCTCTCTAACTTAAGGAGTTATTAAATGAAAGTCAGTTTGGGTGAAATTTTTATGTCAACTTCTGCTATGAATAAATTGATCGACGCGCCACTTCCTGCTAAATTATCTTTTAGATTGATTAGAGCAATGAAAGAAATGAATGATTGTTTGAAGGGGCTGGAAGATGAAAGAGCAAAATTAATTAAAAAATACGGTCAGGATTCTGGAGACGGTAATATTACGGTATCGGAAGAGAATAAGAACAAGTTTTTGGAAGATTTTTATTCTTTATTAGAGGAAAATGTGGAAATTGTTTGGGAACCTATTGAGCCTGAACTTCTTGGCGACACCGCTCTGAGTGTAGCAGAAATATCAAAAATAGGGTTTCTTTTTAAACAATAATTCATAATCTCCTCAATATAAATAATAGAAATTGAGGAGAGAAAATGAATCCCAGTACAAGAGAACAATTAAAACAGTATTGCCTCCGTAGACTAGGTTTTCCTGTTATAGAAATAAATATAGACGATGCTCAAATAGAGGATCGTATAGATGATGCTCTGCAATTTTTTGCAGAGTATCATTTTGATGGTGTAGAAAGATGTTATTTAAGAAAACAAATAACACAAGACGATATAGACAATAAATATATTGATTTAACTGAACCAACCATCGCAGATTCAGCAAACGGAATAGTGGCTGCTCCCGCTCTGGATCCAGAGGGCAAATCAATAATAACCGTTATTCGTTGTTTTCAATTGTTTGATACTCTTGGCGGTACTGGTATGTTCGATGCTCGCTATCAGATAGCACTGAACGATCTGTATGGTTTGAGAACAAACACATATAGCGATTCTTTGATAGGTTATAATTATACCCGTTCACATATGCAATTATTGCAAGATATGTTGACACCCGAAAAATCAATAACATTTAGTAGAGTCACCAATAAAATATATGTGGATATGGATTGGAAAACACACCCAACCATAGGACAGTATTTGGTTTTTGAAGCATATAGAGTGTTAGATCCAGAAACTTATGGTGAAATATACAACGATAGACTTTTAAAATTATACACAACTGCAAAAATAAAAGAACAATGGGGTTCCAATCTTTCTAAATTTTCGGGCATATCTTTGGCTGGAGGTATAACTCTAAATGGTCAAGAAATATACGAAGATGCAAGAAAAGAAATAGAAAAATTAGAAAACGAAGTACAGAGCAAATACGAAGCACCTCCAAATTTCTTTGTTGGATGATAAATGGCAACAAATCCATATTTCAATAATATAAAATATAAACCAACCCAAAATCTTATGGAAATTTAATAATCGAATCCATCAAGACAAAGGGAATAGATGTTTATTATATACCAAGAAGATATACTGAAAAATTAGACAATATTTTTGGTGAAGATCCTCTGTCTAAATTTAACATTTCTTTTCCTATTGAAATGTACCTTGAAACATTTAATGGTTTTGCAGGAGAGAAAGAAGTTGTTTCTAAATTCGGAATAGAAATAATGGACACACTTACTTTGTCGGTAGCCAAAAAAAGATTTGAGCAGGAAGTTGGTAAACTCCCACCACTAATTGATAGACCAATAGAATTGGATGCTCCCGCAATGGGAGATCTTATATTTTTTCCACTGTCTGGTGGACTTTTTGAAATAAAATATGTTGATAATAAAAATGTTTTCTTTCAAGGAGGAAAACTATACACATATAAACTAGAGTGCGAACTCTTCAAGTATTCTATGGAACCAATCGACACTGGAAACAGCGACATAGATCAAATAGAGGATTTTATAATAAATGGTGTCGATCAGGATAATGACGGAGATGTTGATTATATTCAGGACACTAAGAATCCAAACAATAACAACAGCATACAATCTGAAGCACAATCCATAGTTGATTTTACGGAAGTTGATCCGTTCTCGGAGGGTAATTACTGATGTTTAGCACTTTTTATCACGGTTTGATAAGAAAAACAGTGGTTTCTTTTGGAACCATGTTTAATAATATGTACATCATCAGAACAGAGGGAACCAATTCTCAAAAAATAAAAGTTCCTTTGGTTTATTCTCCAAAAGAAAAATTTATTCAAAAAATAAAACAAAGTTTTGCTGATTTAAAAAATCAATCAACACAAATAACTCTTCCAAGAATGTCTTTTTCTATAGCAAACATACAATATGATCCAGATAGAAAAAAGAACAGTATAAACAAAAGAGTAAAAGAAACCATAGGAACTAACAATGATGTTGAATTTTCTTTTCACCACAGTAATGTTCCTTATAATTTAGATTTTACATTATCATGTTATGTTAGAAATATGGATGATGGTTTACAAATTGTAGAACAAATATTGCCATATTTTACCCCAGAATTTACCATAACGATAAAGCCTGGTGTTTTGGGAGATATTAATGAAAAATTAGATATTCCAATAGTGCTGACTTCTATAACAACCGAAGAAAAGGCAGACGGATCTTTAGTAGAAGAAAATACAAGATTTATAACTTGGGATCTCACCTTTACTGCAAAAATGATGATCTATGGCCCAGTTAAGACTGCCAATAATATAATCAGAAGTGTTGATGTCAATGTTTTTGATTTGGAGTGATTATGTCTAACAGAAGATCTAAAATAACAGTTTCTCCAATAATATACGAAAAAGACACCAATGGTGATTATGTTCTAGATACAAATGGTGATAGAATTATCGTCAACGATAACATCTATGAGATATCTTCGTCATCGGATTATGATATAAACATACAGATTCAAGAATAACGGTTTGGAATTATTATGAATAAAGAATTTGAAAACAAAATGGAAGAAATTTTTGATCTGGCTCCTGCTACAAATATACCATCGTCGGTTGGTGATATATTACCCGTGAAAGAAGTTGTGGTAGATAAAGAAGATCTTGACAAAGATTATACAACAGTTAGAGAAAACCTCAAAGACATAGTAAAAAGAGGAAACGAAGCAATCGACGGAATAATGTTGGTTGCGTCTGAAACTCAGTCTCCTAGAGCATACGAAGTTGTTGCTACTTTAATTAAAAGTGTTGCCGATGCAAATAAAGAACTTCTTTCTCTGCACAAACAAATTAAAGAAATAAAAAAGACAGAAGTAAACAACAATACTACAAATGTAACAAACAATTCTTTATTTGTTGGTAGTACATCAGAGTTACAAAAATTACTGAAAGGTAAAGTCAAGGAAATTGACGATACTAAATTTGAACAATGAGCAACAGTACCTCATATCTCGGAAACGACAACCTTAAGGCTGCTGGTGTAAGAGTAAGTTATACACCAGAACAGATAGAGGAATATGTCAAGTGTGCAAACGATCCTGTATATTTTATAAAAAAATATATAAAGATTATCAATCTAGATAAGGGACTTGTTAATTTTGACATGTATCCGTTCCAAGAGGACATGGTAAAAAAGATACACGGAAACCGATTCCCTATAGCAAAACTACCCCGTCAGTCTGGTAAGTACACCACCGTTGTTTCCTATATTCGGCATTACATTCTTTTCAATCCAGAAGTA